TTGGAGAAAGGCTTAGTCTCTTCTATAACTCTACTGGCTACGATGCTATGAAGAAAGAAGTTGCAAGAGAGAAAAAAGCTCAGACTCCTAACCCTATTCCTGGTATTCCTGCTGCTGTAGGACGCAACACGATTGCATCTAGAAAGCAAAAAGAATTACGTGATATGGTTGAAGCAATGCACATTGAAGCTAAACAACGGGCATTGGAACGTATTAGTGATCCTGAACTGCTGCAACGTATTGAAGAAAGGAAGAACGTTGGCGCTCAAGCTTCTGCTGATGTTAACAACTCTGAGTGGAAAGGTATGTATGCCTCTGAAGCTCAACAAAATACTCAACTGGCAAGCCAGGTTAGAAATATCCTGGACATCGCTTAATCCACCCATTACACTAATTATGTAACGTAATGGCAACAACTGAAATTTTTTATACAGGTGATGGGACTACTACTCTTTTCACCTTTCCATTTGAATACATTACAAAAGACGATGTTAAGGTAAGCCTTGACGACGTTGACACATCTGAATACACTTACGCCAACGCTACAACTATTCAAATGAACACGGCTCCTGCAGTCGATGTTCAACTTCGCATTTATCGTCAAACAGATGTTGATACCCTGAAAGCTACGTTCTTCTCAGGGTCATCTATCCGTGCTACAGATCTTAACGACAACTTCCAGCAAAACAACTTTGCTGTTCAAGAAATTAGAAATTATACTTGGGATAACGAAGTTGATACTATCCATAGCGACGAGACTTGGGACAGCTCTGATACCAAGATTGCTACTACTGCTGCTATGGATCAGCGTTTCCAAGATGAAGCGACTGAAACTATTGAGAGCACTGAAACTTGGATTAGCGATGATGATCGAGTTCCTACTACCGCTGCATCTGATGCTCGTGTAGATGGTAAAATTGATGATGCTATTGAAGATGACATTCTCATCGATGGCACTGGTCTTACCAAGTCTGCTTCTGGTGGTCAGGTAACTCTGGGTATTGGTGCTAACTCGGTCGATTTTGATCGGATTAAAAACTCTGATATCATTACAACTGCTGAACAAAACTCAGGAGTCACTGCTGCTGACAGCAACATCTTTACTGCTGCTGGTGCTGCTCGTCGTTTTGATACTATTGTTCAGACCGACAACCCTGGTAATGGACCTTGGGAAGTTGGTAAGACGTGGCTGCAGAATGACATCGATAAAACCGTTTCTATTTGGAATGGTAGCCAATGGGTTCCTGTAGCTTCTGGTGGTGCATTTACTGAACTGCCTAAAGTTGTTTATGTTGACGCTGTTAATGGTGATGACACTTTACTTGGTCATCGTATTAGCAACCCTAAGCGTACAATCCGTGCAGCTATTGAACAGATTAATAACGAAACCGATGATATCGGTAACGGTTCTGTTGTTATCGTTGCTCCTGGTATTTATGGAGAAACCTTCCCGATTGACATTGAAAAGAACGATGTGTCAATTGTTGGTCAATCTTTGAGGAACTGCATTATTCACCCTGCTATTCCTGCAGATGATCAAGCTGCTTATGATGTAAACGTACCTGAAGCTAATGAACTTGAGAGTATGTTCCGCGTCAATAGCGGTACTTATGTTGCTAACCTGACTCTTCAAGGTATGAAGGCTGCAGGTGCTCGTGGCGGTAACCCTCTGGATACTGACGCTACTCACGGTCTTCCTACTCAACAAGGTTGGAACTTCTCGTTCTTCCCTGGTGCAACCATTCGTAAGTCTCCTTACATTCAAAACTGCACTAACTTCTCTGATAGCCAAATTAACAACGTCAACTTCACTCCGCATGTTCCGGGTGAAGGTGCAGCTGGTGACCTTGATTCCGCTCCCTCTGGTGGTGGTATCCTTATTAACGGTGCTACTGTTGCTAATAACAGTCCTCTGCGGTCTATGGTGTGCGACAGCTACACCCACACTGCTTTGGATGGTCCTGGCATCTTTATTACTAACAACGGTTATTGCCAAGCTACTAGCTCCTATTCTTTCTTCAACCATTATCACCTCAAGTGTTTGAATGGTGGTCAGGCTAACCTTGCAGCTTCTACTACTGACTTCGGTCGGTTCTCTTTGATTGCTGACGGTCGTTCTACTACTGCTATTTTTAACGGTGCTGTTCAGTCAAATGCGAATGCAGGATCTAATGTATTCCGTGTTCATAATCTTGTAGCAGACGCTTCCTGGCATGGTAGTGCAACACGTCCTCAATCTAATATGCTGGTTGAGGTTAACGGTAATGTTTACCCAATTCTTTCGGCTACTCCCCATGGTGCTAGTAGCTGGGATGTAGAAATTAGTAATCCAGATCCTGCTAATCGTAGCAATAATCTTGGACTAATTTCTGGTGTTAATAGCAACGATCCTGTTGCGTTTTTCCTACGTTCTCAGATCGCTTCTAGCGGTCACACAATGGAGTACGTTGGTTCTGGTACTGATTACCGTGCATTGCCTGAGAACGGTGGTGTACCCGTTGAAACTAGCCAAAAAATTGTACTAAATAATGGTGCTATTTGGGCAGCTGTTACTGACCATAACGGTAAGTTTAGCGTTGGTGGTGACCAGAATACTGATCCGACGTATGAAGTTGATCAACAACTTGGTCGGGTTTCGATCAGAACTGGTTCACTGAGTATTCCTACTCTTATTGAAAACCTAGACACTAACGGTTTCAACATCTTTGACAGTACTGGTCATGTCAACATTAACGATGAGCTGGATGTAAACAGCAATAAGATCGTTAACGTTACTGATCCGACTGTTGCACAAGATGCTGCAACTAAGAACTACGTTGACACGTCTGCATTGCTGCTAAGCGGTGGTACAATGACGGGTAACATCACCTTTAACAGTGGTCAAACCATTGATGGGTATGTTCCTCAAACTTCTACTACTGGTTCTGCTGAACTTCCTGCTGGTGCTACTGGTGACCGCGATGGTAGTCCTAATCCTGGTTACCTTCGTTTTAACACTACTCTCACCGCATTTGAAGGTTGGGATGGTACAGCTTGGTCGTCTGTTGGCGGCGGTCTTGTACAAGTTGCTGATGACACCACACCTCAACTTGGTGGTAACCTAGACGTTCAAACCAACGCAATCAACACGTCTACTACTGACGGTGACATTGACCTTGACGCTAATGGCGCTGGTCTGATTCAAGTTACTGAGTTCAACCTCAGTCAAGTCCCGATTGTCACTCAACACGATATTGGTACTGCTGCTAACGAGGTTCCGCTTAACGGAATGCTTGGCGGTATGGCGTTCCAAGATCCGGCAAGTGTCAGTGTTGATGCTCTTACCCTTAACGGTAACCTTGGTCTAAGCGGTGCAAACTATGGCACTAGCGGTCAGTTTCTGCAAAGCCAAGGTTCTGGCAGTGCTCCGCAGTGGGCAACTGTTACCAGTGATCCGGGTGCTGAGTGGGTAACTCATGCTGATGGCGGCGGACCGCTTTCTGGTATTAACACTGTTAACTTTGATAATATTCCAGCTACTGCTCGCGTAATCTACATTACTTGTGTAGGCATAAGCTGGAACACTACAGGAGGTTATCTTGCGTTTAGATTGCGCACCAGCAGCGGTACAGTTACCACTGGGTATTTAACAACTTCAACATACTTAGCTCACGCCGCTGCTGTTAATATTGGCAATAACTCTCACGCTTTGCAATGTAACATTATTCAAGGTGCTGGCGCGAACATTAACGCTACTGTTCGGATCATAAACGTACAAGGTAATACTTGGAATATGGAAGCCATTTTTACTGATGAAAACAGTGGTCATATGATTGTAGCGAGTGGCCATATCCCATTGTCGGCTGCCTTGACTGGAGTTACTATGTACCAGACTGGTGGCATGAGTTTTGACGACGGTCATATTCAATGTCACTACATTCAGGATTGAATCTCATGAAACAACTAAACATTAACGTACAAACTGGGGTGCAAGAAACGGTCAGCTTAAGTAATGAAGAAGTTACAGAACGTGAGGTTTATGTTCGTGATGTTCTGCCTGTCGAACAAGCAGCTGCACTGCGTTTTAAGCGCAACCAACTCCTAGCTGAAACTGACTACCTCGCCCTTGCTGACGCAACTCTTACCGATGAAATGAGGACTTACCGTCAAGCGTTGCGCGACCTTCCAGCAAACACTACTGACCCTGCCAACCCTGTTTGGCCTACCAAACCGGAGGTTAACTAATGGCAATCTCACAACTTTACCCCACCCAACGCCCTGCGCTGGACCTTAACTTCGCTCGGCAAAAGCGTCTGGACTCTCGTGTAACTTTCACACGCGGGTCCACCGCCACTTACGTTGGCAGC